CAACCAAGATCGGTGCAGGCGCGTTCGGTATCAACAAGACCTGATAACAACCCACTAATCATGCGGCGATTTCTCCCGAGGTCGCCGCAGCAGTCGAAAGGAAACGGACATGCCTAGCATTGTCACAGCAAGTCAATTGCGCACGGTGCTTGGCGTGTCCGTTTCACTTTACAGCGACGCTTATTTAGACGAAATCATCAACACCAGCGAGGACGTAATTTTGCCAATGCTGGTTGCAAACGTGTCGGGCGTCGAGGCTTACAAGCTGAAAGATAACGTCGCAACATTTTTTACAATTCGTGAGCATTACTTTGTAACTGGTCAGTCGATTGTCGTCACAGGTTTGCCTGCACCATTTACCGCAACCTTTACAGTTGTTGACAGCGCGCCGTATTACTTTACGGCGGCACTAACAAGCACAGACGTTACAATGCGTCCAATCGTGCCAAACGGCAAAGCAACATTGTCAGGTTATTCAGCAGCAAGTATTTATGCAGCTACACCAGCAATTGAGTCAGCAATTCTGGCTGTAAGCGTTGAGGTCTTTCAGTCACGCGTTGCAGCTGGTGGTCAGATCGAGGGCGTTGACTTTACAAGCTCGCCATACCGTATGGGTCGCAGCTTGACTAACCGCGTCAGCACATTGCTTATGCCTTACCTGGACGCTGAGACAGTGTGCCAATAAATGCCAGCCAATTCAATTGCCGAGACACGATCAGCCTTAGCGACAGCCTTTAGCGCGCTATCTGCCAACGTCTACCCAAGCGTTCCCGAGTCACCAATACCGCCTGCCATTGTTGTCGTACCCGACAGTCCTTACATGGAAGTTGTCTTGATCGGCAAGTCAAAAACACAGGTCAAACTTAATTTTGCAATTACAGCAATTGTCGCGAGCAACAGCAATGCAGGCTCATTGGACAATTTAGAGCAGCTCATCATAGGAATTCTTGCTGCAATGCCAGCAGGATACGTCGTTGGCGTTATTGAAAAGCCGACAGTGTTGGAAGTAGGACAATCGCCAATGCTCGTCGCTGACATAAACGTTTCGACTTATTACACACAAACTAACTAGGAGACAAAATGCCAACGACAATCATCACTGGTCGCGATTTAGTCGTGACCATTGCAACAGTTAACTACGACGCACAGGCGACCAGCGCAGTGCTTTCTGTGGACTCAACAGTAGAGACATACCAAACACTAGACGGCAAGGCTTATAAGCACATTGACGATCAGTGGACATTTGACATGACAATGCTTGCAGACTGGGGCGTTGCCTCATCACTTTGCGAGTCATTATGGACAGCATGCGAAACCAACCCAAACACAGTTTTAGCAGTCTCATTGACAGCTACAACAGGTGCGGTTTACACATTCAACGTCATGCCAGTATTCCCAAGTGTCGGCGGTGCTGCACCAGATGCACAGACCGTTGATCTATCATTTGTTGTTGTCGGTACACCAACCGAAAACTTCTCATAAATCACTAACAATCGGGAGACAAAATGAAACTACCAATCACAATTGAATACAACGACGGCACGCAGATCACGTACACAGCTGCGCCGCCTGAGTGGGTTAAATGGGAAAAGCAAACAGGTCACACTATTAGCCAGGCACAGGAAAAGATCGGCATTGCTGATCTAGTATTTCTTGCCTATCACGCTATGAAACGTGCAGCCGCAGGCAAGCCTGTTAAGCCGCTTGACATTTGGACTGAGACAATCGCAGAGGTCACGGTCGGTGAGGCAAACCCAAAAGCTACGCAGTCGGAAGCCTTAGCAGAATAGTCTGGGAGGTAGCCTTGGCAACAGGGTTACCACCAGACGTTTTTGAGACAGCAGAGGACATTTTAACCGTGATCGAGATTTTGGAAAGGCGCGCAAATGGCTAAGGAAGCAATTAGTTATGACAAGGCTGAGCTGCGCGCAATCATTAAATCTTTTAAGGCAATGGACGAGGAAGCACTAGCGCAAGCCAAAGAAGCGACAAGCGAATTGGCAGAGTACGTCAAAGGTCAGATCGTGACTGCTGCTGCCTCGCGCACACGCAATCGCCTAGATAACAGAGTTGCAGAAGGTGCAAAGGTTTCCAAGTCGTCAAAGATCGGTGAGATTAGTTTTGGTTTTGCTGGACAAAAGTTAAGCGGCGGCGGCACAACACAGCAGCTATGGGGCGGTGTTGAGTTTGGCTCAAATAAGTATAAGCAATTCCCAGTGTGGTCAGGTCGTGAGGGTCGAGGTTCACGCGGTTGGTTTATTTACCCAACACTGCGTGCAGCACAACCTGAGATCATCAAAAAGTGGGAACAAAGTTTCTCAAAAATAGTTAGGAAGTATGACTAATGGCTGGCAGTCGTACCCTTAAACTTTCGATACTTGGCGACGTTGACAATCTCAACAAATCGCTTAAAACAGCTACAGGCGACGTCGACTCATTTGGCGACAGGGTTGGCAAGGCTGGCATAGCAATTGGGAAAGCATTTGCCGCAGCTGCTGCCGCTGCTGGTGCAGCCGCGATCGCTATTGGCATTGACAGCGTTAAAGCTGCAATAGCAGACGAAAAGGCACAGACGCAGCTTGCGCTTGCTTTAGAAAATGCGACTGGTGCAACAAAAGGTCAAATTGCTGCTACCGAGCAAGCAATCTTGCAAATGTCATTGGCAACAGGTGTTGCAGATGATGAGCTACGACCTGCACTAAGTCGCTTGGTTAGATCAACAGGCGACACAACAAAGGCGCAAGATTTACTGGCTACAGCTTTAGACATTGCAGCAGCTACAGGCAAGCCAGTCGAGGCGGTAGCAAATAGCCTTGCAAAAGTCTATGACGGCAATACAACGGCACTTGGCAAACTAGGCGTCGGATTAGATGCAGCAGAGCTTAAATCTATGTCATTTGAGCAAGTTCAAGGCAGACTAACAGATTTGTTTGGCGGCGCAGCTGCTGCAAACGCTGGCACTTACGCAGGGCAGATCGCACGCGTGCAGGTTGCGTTTAATGAAGCAAAAGAGGCAGTAGGCACAGCTTTACTACCAATCCTTGACAAACTGTTAAAGTTTATTAACGAAAATGCACTGCCTGCAATTAACGCATTTAGCGGCGCATTTAGTCTTACAAAGGGCGACGGCTTTGGCAAAATTATTAGCGACGTTGCCGGTGTAATTAAAGATTTAGTAACACCAATTTTTAATGCAATGAAGTCAACCTTTGATAAAGTCAAAGCAACACTTATTGAAAACAAAGACGAGTTTCAAGCCTTTTTTGACGTGGTCAAATTTGCTGCACCCATTATCGGCAAAGTCATTGGTACAGCATTTGGTTTAATCGGTGACGTTGCAAACGTTGTCCTAAACATTATGGCAAACGTTGTAGGTGCATTAAAGGGTTTAATTAACACTGCCATTGACTTGATCAACATTGCAATCAAGGGTTTTAATCTAATTAAGCCAGGTGCAGACATTGCGCCAATTAACAAAATTGGCAGTGGGTCTACCTCAACTGGTGCGCTTGGCAATTTCAGCATGTCGACAGGTTCGCTTTCATCAACACCAACGGTAACCGTGCCAACTGGTATTACTGGAGGCGGTGGCACAGGCGGTGGCACAGGCGGTGGAGGTATTGCAACAGCAGCTGCCGTGGCTGCAACCGCAGCAAGCAACGTTGTTTCAGGCTCATTCAACGCTGGTCGTTTTCGTCAGGGCGAGGCAGCAAGCATGGGCACAACGATCAACCTCAGCGTCACAGGTGCGTTTGACAAAGAGGGCACAGCACGCACAATTGTTGACACATTAAATAACAGCTTCTATCGCGGCACAGGCGGCGCAACTAACCTGCAACTAGCATGACGCAATGGTCGCCAGTCTGGAAAGTAGAGATCGACGGCGTTGCATACACAACCGCTGTTTTGGCTAACCTAACAATCCGATCAGGTCGCACAAACATTTATGAGCAGGCACAAGCAGGGTACGTCAACCTAGAGCTGCTCGACGTGAACGAGGCAATTGTGCCTGTCAACATCAACAGCACAATAAGCGTGTCAATCAAAGACACAGCAGGCGTCTTTGTGCCTATCTTTGGTGGCAACGTTGTAGACATTAGCCTTAGCGTGCGCGACGTCGGTAGCACAATGTTTACACAGACCTATGGCATCACAGCACTTGGTGCATTGGCACGTTTGCCAAAAGCCTTGACTAACGGCGTATTAAGTAGAGACTTCGACGGCGATCAAATCTATGCAATTTTGTCACAAGTTTTGTTTGGCACTTGGGCATCAGTGCCAGGTGCATTGACTTGGGCGACTTATGAGGCAGGGGTTACTTGGGCAAATGCCGAGAATAACGGTTTGGGCGAAATAGATCAGCCAGGCAATTATGACCTTGCAGCTAGATCGTCAAGCCGTACAGACGTTTACAGCCTGGTATCGGCATTGGCAACGTCTGGTCTTGGCTACATTTACGAGGACGCACAAGGGCGCATTGGTTACGCCGACAGCACACACCGCACGACTTATCTAGCAGCTAATGGCTATGTTGATCTTGACGCAAACCATGCAAGGGCAGCAGGTTTGCAAATACAAACGCGTGTAGGCGACGTACGCAATAGCCTAGCCATTAAGTATGGCAACAATAGCCAACATGAAGTCACAGACAGTGACGCAGCTTCTATTGCTGAGTATGGCGAGCTTGCACAGATTATTACTACGACTTTGCACGACAGCGCAGACGCCACGGCACAAGCTGCCTTTTACTTGTCCCTGCGCAAGCAACCACAGCCTATTTTTAGCGAGATTACTTTTGACCTGACAAACCCAGAAATAGACAACTCAGATCGAGACAACCTACTTAATTGTTTTATGGGTGAGGCAATAGCACTTAACAACCTGCCGCTTAACATGAGCAGCGGCGCGTTTCAAGGCTTTGTGGAAGGCTGGTCGTTTCAGGCGTCTTATAACCGTTTGTCAATAACCTTGCTGTTGTCACCATTGGCATACAGCTTGCAGGCAATGAAATACAGCGACGTACCGATCACTGAGGCATACAACAGCGTGTCGCCGACCCTACAATGGCAGTATGCGACAATAGTCGCTTAGACAAGGAGACAAAGTGGCAAATCCAACAACCAATTATAGTTTTGTTTTACCTACGTCGAGTGATCTGGTTACGGACTTACCAGCTGACTTTGACGTTGCATTGCAGGGTGTTGACACACGGCTGAAGGCATTGCAACCAGGGACGACGCTTGGCGATCTTGCTTATTCATCAGCAACTGCAAACACAAACACGCGTTTAGGAATTGGAAGTACAGGAAATGTCCTTACAGTTACAGGCGGTGTTCCCGTTTGGGCAGCACCTGCGGGTGGTGGAAAAAATTATTCATTACTTAATTCTGGTGGCACTGCTTTGAGTGGTGCATCCACAACAGTCAGTGGCATTTCAGGTAAAGATAGTCTTATCATTTTAGTTGTAAAAGCAGAAAGTGATGATACAAGTGCTTTTGTTACTTTAAGATTTAACAGCAACAGTTCATCAGTTTATGGCGCAGCTGGACCCCGTTATACTATTGGTTCTACTTATAGCGCAGCTAATTACAATGACATAGGCACTATTGCTACAACGAGTATAGGTCTTGGTGGTTTTAGCTCAGACGCAGCTAGTGTTTTTTCTAGTGGAACTATCGTAGATGGTTGCAACTCTGCTGGAGTAAAAGTTTTTTCAAGTCTTGGAAGCGGTGATGCTGGTTCTGGAAATGGACAACAGGCAAGAATTGTAAACGG